CACGATAGGCGAGCGCATGTCCGATCTGGTCGTCGGCGGCATGGGCAGTTGGCGCTTCATCATCATTCAGAGCATCATCGTGTGCCTGTGGATTGTCGCCAACGCTTGGTTTCTCTCACGTCCCTTCGATGTCTATCCGTTTATTTTATTGAATCTCGCGTTTTCAACTCAAGCTGCATACTCTTCACCGCTTATCCTCATGTCACAGAATAGGCAGGCGACAAAAGACAGAGAGAGAGACAACATCGAGGCCACCGAAGTCGGTGAAATCTACCGAAGCTACCAACTCTTGCTCACGATCAATCAGCAGCAATTGGCTATCTTGCGCCTCTTGCAAGGCAAAGGCGGTGAGATGTGAGCAGAAAGTCACAACGCCGCCACAACAACCGCGCTAACGTACAGGTCATGCCGCGCCCGATGCAGCGCAAGGATGATCCGGTGTTCGCCTCATCAATCCACTTCTTCAACCCCGGCCAGCCCGTCTATGGCCGTCCCACCCGCGATTACATCCGGGAAGGCTATCGCAAAGCGGGCGTCGTCTATGCCTGTGTCAACAAGATTAGTCTTGCCGCCGCCGGGATCAAGTGGAAGCTGTGGACGGATCATACCATGCAGCGCGAGATCACTGATCACCCTCTGCTTGACCTGTGGAATACGCCCAATCCCAAGATGGGAACCGCCGAACTGGTGGAAAACCTCTTTGGCTACTTGCATCTCACCGGCAACATGTACCTGTGGGCCAACCGGCTTTCACCCAACGAGCCGCCGGGCGAACTGTGGCCGCTGCGCTCCGATTGGATGAAGATTATCCCTGGTCAGGTCGGGATCAGCAGTTACAAGTTTGGCCCGTCGCTGGCGCAATCGACGCCCTTTGACCCGTCGGTGATCATGCACGTCAAATTCCCCTCCTATGACGATGATCTCTATGGCCTCTCGCCTATCGAAGTGGCCGCTACCATGATCGAGCAAACCATTGCCGGCAACGAGTGGAATACCGCGCTCATGCAAAACTTCGGCAAGCCGAGCAGCGCGTTCTTTAGCAAGCACCTGCTGAGTGAAGAGCAGCGCGGGCAGATCACTGATGAAATATTAGAGAAGTACAGTGGCAAGCGCAACGCCGGGCTGCCGCTCATCCTTGAGGCCGATATGACGTGGCAGCAAATGTCGCTTGCCCCCGCGCAACTGGACTGGCTGGAGTCGCGCAACATGAACAAGCGCGACATCGCCCTCATCTTTGATGTGGCCCCGGAGCTTGTGGCCGATACGGCATCCAAAACCTTTGCCAACGCTGAACAAGCGGAGCAGCACTTGTACACCGATAACGTGCTGCCGAAACTTGATAAAGTTGACGGCCACTTGAACGTGTGGCTTGTGCCGATGTTCCCTGACTTGCTAGACATGGGCGCATATTTCACCTATGACCGCAAAGACATTGAAGCCCTTGCCTCGCTCTATGCCACCACGAAACAGCAGCAGGCGGCGCGTTCTAACGAGAACTACAAATCCACCAAGATCACGATCAATGAGGCGCGTGTTGAAGACGGCTATCCTGAGTTGCCCGGCGGGGATCGCCTCATCATGGGCAGTTCGCTCATCCCTATTGCGCTCTTAAAAGAGCCGGTCATTATCTCCTATACGGCCACCGGCATTGTGACGACCTCCATAGAGGACGCGCTGAACCCGCCCGCGCCGCCTGCCCCGGTAGTGCATATCCTGCCAGCCAATGCCACGCCGCCTGGACTGCCCGCGCCCGGTGACACCAGCAACAAGCCGCCTGATGGGAACGAACCGCCGGGTGATACGAATGCGCCGCCTGTCACACCAAAACCGTCGCCTGATCAGTCACCGCCGCCTGCCACGCCGGAGGCGGTACGCGCCATGCTCATTGCCTTCTTGCAGAAGGCGGGGATCAAGATTGTCACCGAGCCGGAGACGCCGATTGTTGAGGCTGATCTGGACACAAAGCAGGTGCATAGCCCGCAAGAGACCGCCTTCTACAACGCTATCGTGGGCGTCTGGACGAATGAGAAAAGAGCCGTCATCCGCGCCGCGCATAGCGCGGCAACGCTCGCCACTGCCGAAAGCGCGGTCGATACGGCGATTACCGATCAGAAGCAGGCGCTTACCGATGCCTTTGTACAACAGTACAAGCAGATAGGCGATACGGCGGCGGCGCGCATCGCACAGCAATTTGCCAAGTACCTTGACCCGGATATGGAGCGCAAAGTCGCCGCGTCCCTGCCGCAAATCTCTGACTTTATCCTGGCGCGCATCACCGGCATCGATGAGACGACCCGATCCCGCGTCGGCGCGCTCTTTGAACAAGCCTACACCAATAATTGGTCGCCCTACGAACTTGCACCCAAACTGCAATCACTCTATGACGGGTTTACCACCGAGCGCGCCTGGAGCATTGCCAGGACAGAAACCATGTCGGCCTCCAACTATGGCGGCTATACGGCAGCCACCGCAACCGGCCTGCCGCTCACCAAAACGTGGCTGGCAACGGATGACAAGAAGACGCGCCCGACGCACCGCGCCGCCGATGGGCAAACCGTGAACCTTACTGACTCCTTTCTCGTTGGGAACTCACTGATGTCGTTCCCCGGTGATAGTTCGCAAGGCGCTGGCCCTGATGAGATCGATAATTGCCGATGTTCGAGCACATATTCAATGGTTGACGATCTTGAAGGTATGTCCAGGTCTCCCGCCGCGCCGCGCCGCCTCACTGATGAACAGTACCGCGCTTCTCTGAAAGGATGGCATCATGACTAAAGCTGGCGAAGTCAAGAAACTTGAATACAAATCCTATGTGAGTGAACTCAAGGTCACGAATGACGGCGCGGGCGAACTTGAAGGCATCCTCAACGCTATCGGCAATATCGATGACGGCGATGATCGCACGATGAAGGGCGCGTTCAAACGCACGATAGAACATGCCTACGCACGCAAGCAGGCTGATCCGGAGATTGACTTTTTGTGGCCGTACCTGTGGAACCATGATTACAATCTCTTGCCCCCAGGCGGCATTTATGATGCCGATGAGATCGCAGCGGGTCTCTTCATCAAAGTGCGTTTCAATCTGGACTACCAACTTGGTCGTGACATGTACTCATCAGCGAAGTTCAAAACTTTACGCAAGCAATCAATGGGCTTCCGTGCGCTGCAACATGAGTACGTCAAAGACAAGGATTATCCGCGCATGATCCGTAACCTGCTGGAAGTGCAAGTGGTTGAAGGCTCCGGCGTGGTGTTCCCCATGAACGACTTATCCGATATCACCGGCGTCAAGGCGCGCCGCCTCTACTTGCCCGCCTATCTGCAACCGCAAGAAACGAGTGAAGCAATGGATACCTCTCTGGAAACCAAAACCATCTACGGTGACACCACCGGCCCGATTGGCCCGCGTGATGAGGCATGGGATAGCGGCAAAGCCGAGCAACAAATCTGGGCGGTTGCCGACAAAGGCGACAAGCTCGACACCAAACTGGCACAGAAATACTTCCTGGAACTTGACGGCAATCCTATGAACAAAACGTCCTACAATTATCCTTTCTGGTATGTCGGTGACTCCCCGCATATTTGCGTCGGCGCGGTCAAAGCGGTCGCGGGTGCCGTCCAGGGCGCGCGCGGGGCCGATGCCCCAACCGGGTTGAAAGCCAAAGTGGAGACATTGTACAAGCGCATCAATAGCAAGTACCCTGATGCCACGCCGCTCACACCGCCCTGGAAAAGCGCGTCTGACACGGCAGAACATAAAACCTTTGCCGATCACTTTGCCGAGGGCATGTGCGGCGATCTCATTGACGACTGGACATCGGTCTATCTTGCCCAACTGACGCAAAGCATCTTTGACGCCTGGACAATCGGGGATACCCCACAATCGGATATCTCCGATGCCCTTGACGCCTTCAAAGAGCAAGTCATGAGCGGCTTCGTGGCGCAAGGGATGCTCTACGGCCTGCCGGACTACCTTGCCGCCAACCCGCAAGAGTCGCCCTGCGCTGATCCCTCTGACAGTTCACCCATGTCGTCGCTGCCCCTGTTCCTCATGTCGGCCCGCAAGTCCGGGCGCGTCCTCAGTGGCGCAAACCAGGACGCGATCAGCAACGTCGCTGACGACGTGGAACAGGCGACGGCAGATCACGCGAAAAAGATGGGAGCCGCCGCAAAGAAGCTGCGTACTCTTGTCGCCTCAACCTCAACGACTTCTACCAGTTCCGATGCCACTGGCAACAATGACAGTGGCACACCACAGAGCAGTTCCAACGGCAAAGCGCGCGACCCGCAAGCACTTGCACTCGCGGCCCTATCACATCACCCGGAGACCTCCACGGATGTAGACGGCATGACGCTTGACGATCTGGCACTGGCACTTTCCAGTTTACTCACCTCTTGAAAGGGGGTCTCCTATGGCTAACGAGTTGTTGGATAAAGCCAACACTGTCAAGCACCTGTTACAGCAGACGCTTGATGAGGAAATCGGCCCTATTCGTGACGGCGTGGCTGAAACGAAGACGGCTACCGCAGAGGCGCGTACCATCATTGACAAACTGGTTGATGAGGTCAAAGCCTTGCGTGAGAAGAACAAGCAGATTGAGCTTGCCCTCAACCGTCCAGGCGTGGGCGGCTATGATAGCCCCGAAGTGCTGGCAAGCCGTCGCAAAACCGAGGGCAAAGCCGCCTATAACAAGGCGTGCCTGTTCGGCGGCGTCTCCAAACTGACGCCAGACGAACGCAAGCATATCCGGCTTGATAACGAGGTGCAAAACCTCCAGCCATCCGGGCAGAATGTCGCGCACGGCGGCAACGGGGAAGAGTACAAAACTATGTACGGCTCCCTGGCAGAGTCCGGCGGCTTCCTCATGACCCCAGAAGTGGCGACCGAGTTGATTGAGTCGATCATCCTGGTGTCAGATATGCGCTCGCTGGTCAACGTCCGGCAAACCGCGCGCCCGTGGGTCAGTATCAGGAAGCGTACTCAGACCACCAGCGCCGTCCGTATCGCCGAGCAAGCGACCCGTACCGAGACGCAAAACCTCAAGTTCGGCATGGTGCAAATCTTCCCGTATGAGTCCTACGCCCTCTCCGTGATCACGCGGCAGGATTTGGATGATAGCGAGCTTGATCTGGCAGCCTACCTCAACAAGGATTTCGCCATCCAGTTTGCCAAACTCGTTGGCGCTGAAATCCTGAATGGACTCGGCGCGGGCGCGGGTCAGTGCCACGGCTTACTGCAAGACGCGGCTATTATCGCGGCGGCACAAACCTCCACCAATAGCGCGCTGTCCAGCATCACCAGCTTTAGCTATGCTGATCTGGCAACGCTGGTGACAAGCATCAAAACCGGCTACCGCAAGGGGGCATCCTGGATTGCTGAGACCCAAACGTTGGGCTTGCTCATGGGCATGACAAGCAATCAGGGCGTGCCGCTCATCCCGGCCTGGACATCTGGCCCGCCGTCGATGTTTGGCTACCCCATCTACGAAATGCCTGACATGCCGCCCGTCGCGGCTGGCAACCTTGCCATCGGCTTTGGCAACTGGAATACCACCTATACCTTTGTGGAACGCACCCAAGTCTCCGTGCAGGTGTTGGTTGAGTATTACGCGAACCTCGCTGCTGTCGGCTACATGGCTTACTACCGTTTCGGCGGCACTGTCGCCCTCTCGGAAGCCTGCAACTTCCTGAAAATCCACGCCTAGTTCATAGGAGAAAGGAGACCTTGTATCATGCGCGACCAACTTTCCTATGAGTCCTATGCTGTGGCGATCAACGACGTGGCTCATGCCGCGACCTTCAACGGCAACAGCATCGATGTTAACGCGCTCAACAACGGCAACAACGCCCTGACGTTCGTGTTCTTCGCCGGGATTATCACCGACGGGACGCACGTCTTCACGCTGTACGACAGCCCGGACAATGTGACGTTTACGGCGGTGGCGGCCAACGAAACCCTGACGCACGGCACGCCCACCTTCAACAC